TGTGAATGTGTGTCGCGACTAGACTATCAACGACTGGCGCGGAAGTGGTTATAGCGTCAGCCGCAAGCGAATGTATTTGCGTTATGCTTGGCGTGTCTATAGTCGGCGCAGCGGTCGCTATGCTGCTTGCAGTTAAAGCAACTTTTACGGCACCAACGTCATCGCCTAGTGGTGCGGAAGCTAATGGGCCAAAACCAAGCATGTGTTAATCCTTATGGTTTAGTGGGCCAATCGTCGTCGTTCAGGTTAGGCCAGTTGGCATGATCCGTGATGTCCCTTAGCTGCTGGCGATAAGTCGTCATCGCTGCATCCATAGTAACATCAGTCAAAGCAAAGTAATCTGTTTCTGCCAAGCGTTTGTTGCGTTCTGTGCGATTGGCTTCTGCTTTATCTGCGTCTAGCCGTGCCTGATAAGCAGCTTCATGCTCTGCCTTGGTTGTCGTAACGCCATCCTCATCAGTGGTGTCTGCAAACATGTCACGGGCGACATACTTCTCTACCCAGTTGCCATTTGCGTCTTGCTCTACGCCATCACGCACAGACACCTGATAGTCGCCTACGGTAGCCGCTGGGCTGCGTAGCACTGGGTCTAGGTCTAGTGCGTCTAGGGTTGCTGCTTTCCATACACGCGGCAAAGACATGTTGGGGTTGGCTGCACGCCATTGCCCCTGTGTTTTAACTTCGCCTGTTGTTCTGTTGCGATATTCTGACATGATTGATGATCTCCTGTGTCAGTTGATTATGCGATTGCGTAGAAGATGTAGTTACCTGTCGCCAAAAAACTTGACACGACCGTGAAACCTGAACTGAGAGGGTCTATTACATCATCGGTTGTAAATTGTGCGCTTGAGCTATTCCAAGCTAACCACGGGTCATTTCCAGAAACAATCCCTCTTTCTGCGTCAAGCACAAGCCATCCACCTGTGTCGCTGTAACGTTTTAAAATTACAAATCTAGCACCACTGCTAAATCCGCAATCTACATTGGTGTCACCGCCGCCATTTGTATGACTAAAACTCCCCACCTTAGACACACCATCTAGGCTTGCGAATAGGTAGGCTATGTATGTACTTGTATTCCTATTAATTTGATTATTAGTTCCAACACTAAAAACAGAATCAGTTGGGGCAGTATCATCCCAAAAAAAACGGCTGTCAGTTGCTGCCGCACTACTATTTAAGACCAAATAGTCTGTCTCAGGATCGTTTGCGACACCTTTATGATAGACAATCCAATCACCAGTGCCATCTCTGCGTTTCACCCACATCATTTCAGGTACAACACCAAGGTTATGGCTTATAGTATGCCCTGCTGTTCCGTTCCCCGTGTAAGCAACGGCATCGAAGTAGTTGGGGGCACGCCTCCACATCCAAGAGTAATAATGAGATATAGTGGTAGTATCATCGCCATAAAAACCATTTTGATAATCAAACTGCGCCCAACTTCCAGTGTTCTCTGCATCATTTGTATTTATTGAAAAAAACTTGCCTTGAGTAAGTCTTGCAGTATTAACAGGGCTTGTACCTGTTGTAGATTGATATATTTGCATATCAACTGGAAATGTTGATCTAAACGCAGGTTCTTTTCCGTCACCAGTGCTACCAAATGTATCAATAAAAAACACATCATCCGCATCTTCAGGCACAGCCATAGGGCCACGGCGAATGGCTATGTAGATGTAGGTTGCGCCACCTACAGCACTATTGTTAAAAGTAAAATTAAAGCCAGTATTTGTCAGACTATACTGCGAAACGCTATCGTCTGGATTTGTAGAGTTAGCTTCTAATTTTACTGTGCTTGTGCCATCTGATGTAAACCCCCTCATATTATCTAGCATCAACCAGCTTGACGCAGTTACTGAACTAGATCCCTTATTTGCAAATTTTAAAATGACAAATTGAGGCTCAAATCCCAAGTCAACAGTGGCGTTGCCGCTGCTGTTTGTTGTAAAACTCCCACACTTGATAATATCCTGATCCCCTGTAGGGCCGAACTCACCGTCACCATCGTTGTGGGCGAATAGGTAGGCGACATAGGTTTGGCCTGATTCGTTTGTGTTTACATTGCTGCCCAAGGTGAAAACGCTGTCGGATGGGATCGTGCTATTCCATAAAGATGTAGAAGAAGCCTCTGCCGTAGTACCGTTTAGACTAATCCAACTGTTCCCCGCATTAGACAAACCCCGATGCCAAACAAACCATTGTTTCGCTGCGCTAGTGCATTTAACTATAAGCGCTCCAACAGTTGTGCCAAGATTATGACTTATAGTTCTACCCGCAGTCCCATTCCCAGTATAAGTCACCACATCAAAGAACTTAGGGGCTTTGCGGAATGTCCAAGAGGCGTGGTCATCACCAGAACCATTGTAACCAGCAAGCCCGCTAGTAATCACAAATCCAGAGGAAGTGACTTCCAGAGCGGCGGCTGAAACTTGGGCGCTAGTGGTGTTACTATTTAGTCTATACTGAATGCCTCTTTCTGTATCAAATAAATTATGATTGTATGCTTGATTTCTGGCTTTCAGCCACACCAAACCACCTTCGCCAGCTTCGGCTGCGTCATGTGGGCCAAAAGTAGAGGCTGTTGCGCCTGTATTTGTAATTGAAACAGAGTTTGTAGACTCATCAACCAGAGGTGTATCACCTTGTCCAATAAGAAGTTCTGTATTTGTAATAGCTGTTAAGTTGCTAGTAGGGGCAGTGAAAGCTGATGTGTAAAGGGCGGTTCCGTCTAGGATTCTAAGTCCCGACAAGTACCCATCCCACTCATAATAAATATCTAGAACATTACCTACTTGGTCAAATCTGTAAGTTGAAGAATCTGTAGCACTGCCTAATAGTGTTCCATTCTTGAAAAAGTATATTGTAGAACCGCTTCTTGACACAGCGACATGAACCCACTCTCCTTCTGGTATTTGATTTGAAGTAGTAGAGCCAAAAACTTGAGAAGAATTATTATAAAGCAAAAGTCTATTAACACTATCGTAGCCAAACTGGTAGTTATAGCCACTAGCTGAACTTGAGCCTAAAATGTTAATATAACCTTCAGGTGCATTTTGTACAAAAATCCAAGCCTCTATAGTAAAATCACCCGATAAGACAATCAGTGTACCTAAGTCCAACCGACTTAAATTAAGGCTTATGCTTCCACTACCGTAAGACTGCCCAAGGTTTATCCCGCTTTCAATGGCTTGACCAGTTCCATTCCCCTCATACAAATAAGTGCTGAACACATCTTCTACGTTTAGCGCAGCACCACCAGCCGCTGACGCTGTACCCGCTGCCGCTTGGAGTAGTTTTTTCTTAGTCGCCATAACTTACCCCAATGCCTGACCAGCCGTGAATCCATAGAACGTAGTCCCGCCATCTCTCGTATAGAACACAAAGACATCCTTCGCACTTGCTGTCGCAGTAAGAGTGGGAGCAGTTGCCGCAGGCCAATCAACAGATGCAGGCCAAGTAACCGTGTATCCGCTTGCAGACGCATCCTGAATAATCTCAAGGCTAAAGCTATACGCAGTGCCGCTGACTGGTGGGTTAGAGAACGTGAACGTGGTGTTCTCTGTCAGTGTGTGGCTGAATGCGTTGCCCGCCTCACAGTCCACCGTAGTGGCGTTAGAGGATGATGTAACCGCACCGTAAGTTTCGTTGTAGCTGTCAACGATCAACTCGCCAGTGATGTCCACATCGCCTGTGTATGTAGGTGACATCTTAGCGTCTAGTTGCGTCTGAATAGCTGAAGTAACACCATCGACATAGTTTAACTCTGTACTGGTAGCAGTAACGCCTAAATCTGAGAGTTGACGTGCTAATGGAAAGCCGCCAGCAGTTGAGCCATCGTGTACGACTGCAACATCCTTATCAGTATCAACAGTAATTTCACCTACTGCACCTGTAAATGTGCTATGTTGGCTTGTGCTACCTCGTCTAAATTGTACTTGCTTTGCCATTATACCAATGCCCCATAATCATCTAATGAAGCGACTGTCCCAGTAACTAGGCCATAATCTTCATCTAGTGCTAAATCTTCTGCTGTTGCCGTTATCATCACAGTCGCGGCTCCAGAAAGGTTGATCGCCGCATCAGAATTATTGCTTTCGCTTACTGTGCGGCTTAAGGTCGTGCCAGATGCTGTATAGGGGCCAGAACCAATTTCCCAATTGTCACCATCTTCGATCAAGTATCTGACAATGTCACCATCTGAAACGCCAGCGTCAGCAAAAGACTGATAGCCAGTCTCAGCAGACCCAAGTGTAATTGTCCCCGTGCCCGTGGTCGCCGTTGCGACTTTAACTCTGTTAGCTAGAACGACCATGTGTCACCTTATGCTGGGTCTGGGATTTCTATGTCAAATGCCGCAAGCGTAAACGTATTTCCAGACGTAACAGATTGAGACGCTGACAAAGAGCCAGTCGCAAGTAAGCGGCTGTTTGAAGTATCGACAACTGCGAAGTGTGTCGCGGTGCCAGTGCCGGAGACTGATCCATCAGAAATTGCCGCTGCGGTTACCTTACGGCCAGAAGTGTCGCCATCCGTTGGCGCGCCGATAGAAAGCGATGTTGAGTTGCCAAGCGTGTATGTGCTTGTCGCCTCTGTGTATGTCGTCGCCTCCTGTGAGGTGATGTCAATGCGATTTGCTTCGGTATCAAGAACGGTCAAACCGTTGTCGTATACGCGATCTGCTAGTGTGGCCATTTTATTCTCCTATGCCATCGCCCGTGGGCGCATTCTTAAACTTGAAGAGCCAACCCTAGCTCTTTCATCTTGCACCTTCAAAGATTCAACTCCTTGACGGTAAAGACTACCCCAAACATTCATGCGAGCATCATCATTCAAGTATGGCGCGGCCTGTAAGAGGGTGCCATATAAATAAATATCAGGATTTGATGATAAAAGCCAGTTTGTAGTCGTAGCGTCCGAAAGCGCTGGTATTTCTGAGTAATACGCAAGCTCAGCCTCATAAGTCGCATCTGGCGTAGGTATTACCTCTATTTGCGTCCCTAAATTTGTAAAAAACTTAGGCTTCCCAGATGAAGTATAATTCACCTTTTCTTCTGCCGCTTGGTCGGGCGTTACAAAAAGTAATGTCGCAATAGGAGTGGTGTTTATTTGGAAGCGTATCGTCTCCAGCCAGTCTGAGGGCTTAACAAAATATTCTGAATCTATATTTGCTGTCGCGCGTTTCACCATACGGTGGTCGCGGACGTCGCGGTTAATCTGGCTCTCCGCCAATGAGATGAACGTCGGAATGACCGACGTCAAATCGTCCCGCAGTAACCAGTCGGCTACGTTAGACTTTAGCTCGGAGTATGTTGTAATGCTCACAGCGTGCCCGCCCTTGTTCTAAATACTCTGTTGTCTCGATCATTGAGCCACTGCTTAAACTTCTTAGGGTCATCCGCAATGCCTCGTCTCTTGAGGTCATAATACACGTTTAATGGGATTGACGCCACCTTGTTGACGTCGCGGTGTTTGTCGGGGGTATCGTTGTACTGACGC